TTCTTTCACAATACGGAAAGGAAGCATACCTAACATTTGTCCCGCCAAGCGGATCGCGCCGTGAGCATATGGGTGCTGTGACCAGGGACTGATAAGAGCCTGTGGGTCGGGAACAATGGGGAATCTCGTGAAGGTGTCGTAAGCGGTACCTGGAAAGTTCCGCTCGCCAAAGTCTGGTCGTGTGAAGCGCATTGTTAGATGTAGATTTGTGGAACTCGTCTTCTGTTCCGTGCGAGGGATAAGACAAAAGCGTCCGCACCGTCCGGAGAACGGCCCAATCGCTTCTTTATATCCTTCTTGGGCTCAACAAGAAGTCGGCCCTTGCGGTCATAAGAGTAACCGCCTTCTGTAAGTTCTTCCCATGTGCTGCCGAATTTTCTGGGCACACACGCAAGTTTCAGCCTAAGCAACTCTCTAGCGGCCCAATACATCTCCGCCCTGAGGTTGGCGAACTCCATAGGTCCGCATTCTTCGCCATAGATATTCCGTTGCGATGTCGAGAAGTCTACTGAATCCACCTTCCAACCGCTGTCCTTGAGCGCATCCACCGCACTTGCCCCAATCCCAATAACATCGACATGGATACGGTTGGCGTCTGATTGGCTAATGCCGTTCTTTTGGGCGATTTTAATGACATGACCCGACACCTCGTTGCCGTCTAGGTTCGCCAATTTGATTTCTTCGAGGAGAACATTGTCCTCCACCACGGCAATAACCGTCTCGTCTGATCCAAATCGAGCAACATCCACTCCAAGGTGAATGCCTTCTCCGGCATCCATGCCCCCCTCGTTGGCGCACCTGTCTAGGAACCCAATGGGCACCACCCTGTCATCGCCTGCTTCGGGGAACTCGCCCAAAACCCTGGCGATAAAGCGGGGGTCATCTTCTCCCCACCCTCGTCTGCGCTCTTCGACCCACTCATAGGTGGTTGCGCCGGGGATTACCTCCTCCTCGGTTTTGTAGTTTGGGTGATCGAGGGCAGACAAGGTCACGGATGCCCATTCCTCTGGGCGCCTGAAAGCCCGATAGAACTCTCCTTTCGCCTCCAAGGGGTTGCCAATCACTAGCCAGCGAGCGTTTTTACCTGACATCATGGACTCTGCTGCTTCCCAGAACTGCGGGTCTACCGCTTGCGCCTCATCAAAGATAAGGAGGAGGTTCTCTGCGTGACCACCCTGGAAGTTGCTGGGATCGCTTGTCGCCACGCCTTGGGCTTCCCAATAAGGGGCAAGGCGGATGGCTGTTGTCAGCAACTCGCCACCGAGGGGCATCGTGGCAGCATTCCACAGCTTCCTAACATTTCCCCAAAGGTGAGTCCTGACATGGCTGGCCGTTGGGCCTGTGGAGAGGATGAAGGATTCCCTGGTGTAGAGGAACCACAGGATGGTGCAGGCAGCAAGGTGGGTTTTCCCTAAGCCGTTGCCCGACCGCACAGCTACCCGCTTATTATTGACAATGGCATCAAGGACGGACTTTTGTTGATCCGTCAGTTGGCACCCCAGAACATCCCAGATGAAGTCGGCGGGGTTGTCCCGCCACCTAGCGACGCGCTCCTCTACAGGGTTAGTTTCTGTTACAGAACTGCTCATCTACTGTTAGGGCTTTGTTCTGTTCCATTTTTTGAACCATTTCGGCGAGTGAGACGGGCTCAACATCATGCTCCAAACGCTGTACATCACGCCACTTTTCGGGGGCGCGGTTCTTGAGCCAGAAGATACACGCCGTCGTGTTGCCGTCAAGCGCTTGTGCGAAAAGCGAGTCTTCGACAGCCTCAAGCCGTATGTTCTTGATCGCTTCCTCTTTAGCGGCCCATTCGGGTTCCCTCTTGCGCCAGCGCTGGATTGTCCAACGGCTAATGCCCAAAGCTTTGCAGATGTAGCCCTGAGTGTGTCCTTGAGCGAGCCATTCAAGATAGTTCTCTCCAATCGCAAAGGTCATCTTGCGAGGGGCTTTCGGTGGGGTAAAAACCTCTTCTCCGGGGATGTCTAGGTCTTCCATGCCCCTAATGTGCCAACTTTTTACCTATTAGTCAATGTTGACAAAGAAAAAACCCCCGACCTCTAATGGAAAAGGCCGAGGGCAAACAAAGAGAACCAATTGTGGACGATCCTAACCAAAGCCCACTTGGTCCCTTAAGTTTAAGTGTTTCGGGGGGGGATGCGAAGCCATTCTCGTAATTCTCTGCTATGAGCTTCAGGGCGAGTTGCCTTCACCCAGAGACCTGTTTTCTCCACGAGCCCCTGCTTGGCGGCTGTATTGAAGGCGGCGCCGATGGCGTTTGGGTGTGGAGGATCTTCTCCCAGCCAAGCCCTAAGGGTCTCCGCAGTCATTCGGGCACCAATCCCCTTCCCCCGAATCATTTCCAGGGCTCTTTCAGTCCAAGTTGCGGAGGAGCCAGAGGAAACCTTTTTGATTCCCTCTTCTTTCCTGCGCTCGGACTCGGCGTAATCAAACAGGTTCATCCAGGGCATCCATTATTGTGCCACTGCTTATGAGAGAGCCAATCAAGAACCTCCATTGCCCACAAGCCATCCTCATATTTTTCTCTCCCGAAGATATTGTTGAGGAAGTCTTCTACTGTGGCTTCATCGAATGCTGCTCCAAGAGATTTGTCATCTAAGTCTTCTATGAGCTTACGGAAGGCTTCGCCGCGATTTCGGTAAGTGTATGTATCCTTAACAATATCTAAGTCCTCGCAGCAGTCGCTACAAATTTCTTTTCTAGGGTCTTTGGAGTCGGTCATCTAATTAATTTTTTCTAGGGCTGCGTAGATTTCATTGGCACACACCTCGACCGCAGCGTCGAGATCCAACGATTGTTCGTCAGCAATATCGGCTACGAGCCCAGCGAGGACTGGCGGCGTCATATTTGCTTGACTAAAGAGTGCCTCCACGAGTATCCGTGAGGTTCCACTTATGCCTAGGGCACACCCTTCTCCCATTAGGTTGTTAGCCAAATAGTTTTCAAAAAGGGTGACATCTTCTTTCAGTGTGTTTGTCATGGCGACCAGTATACCTCTTAGTTCACCTTTTTCAAGGGATTTGTTGGGAGTGGTCCAGGCCAGTGCATTTTGCAGTAATGGCGAAGCCTGTTGTACAAGACTCCCTCCCGCATACACTTGCAACAATTGGGGTATGCGGGGCGCGTTATGGCTTTACGGTACTTCATTAAAAGGGGATATCGTCAGGGATTGCGTCTGACGCAGGAACAGGGTTACCGCTTCTTGGTGGACCGTTCTCTCCCCTTGGGGCAATAGTCATGGTCGTGAAGGCTCCACCCTCTGGTGTGTTTTTGTTTAGTTCGAGAGTCACTTCGCGTCCAGCCACTAATTCTTTCGCTAACTCTTCCACCTTTTTCTTTGCATCTAATGCTTTGTTATAAAGCGGCCAACCATTTGGCGCATCAGGTTTAGACGCTGTTCTGGCATTAGCGAACGCCTCAAACGAACCATGTTGTGTGGCTGCATCATACCACTTGTCCTGGTATTGACGCTTTGTTACATGGTTTAGGAGTGGCAACTCAAACTCTGATCGTGCCATGTGGGTGTTCTCTGCAATCTTTCCCATGACCATGTTCCATTCCTGTGGGAGCTTGGCCACCCAATCAGGGATATTGCCGCTAGGAGCTGGTTGTGGGGCAGGCGCTTGCTGTTGAGAAGGCTGAGTTGGTGGCGGCACCGAACTAGAGACAGCATTACTGTTTCCTCCTTTGTGCCACTCATCTGTCATCTCGTCAGCACCATAAATGCCCGAACATGGGGCTACAAGGGCAAGGACGCCCCTTACATGGAGCCTTTTCCAAGCCATCTCTGGCGCGTGAGTGCGCTCCGGCGTGTTCTTCGACCCATCAAAGCGGCAAGACCCAATCTCTTGGATCGTCGTGGGGCTACCACCTTCTGGAGTCCAGGTGAACTTGCCTCGATAAGCGATGGAAATCGGAAGAATGTCACAATCTGTGACCTCCATCGTAATGCCTGCCGCTTGGGCAATCTTATGGGCTCCAGCTTTGGTTATACACCAAGTGTCGTGGAGTCTGTAACAGTCATCGTTTTTGCCTTCCTGAAGCTTAAACTGAGCCTTGAGGATATCTACTTCTGCTTGGGAACTCATTATTATCTCTTTGTATTCTTTTGGTTAAGGGGGGGTATACAGTTAACTGTATACTGTTTACTGTTAACGAAGAACATTTTTAAAAATGTAATTCTGTGTGCTGTTTACTGTTTACTGTTTTCATGTAGACCAGTTTAAGAACCCTTGGAAACCCGTGTCAAGTGTTCTTTTCTATGGCCTCCCAAACCTTCTTTGCGTTTTTGAAGGGCTCGACAAAGATGAGACGCAGCCAACACAACATGAGGGAGAATGGGACAACGGTCACCCCAACAAGTAGTGTTGAGAAAAAAGCGGCGAGTGAGACGATGTATTTCAATTTCTTAAAACTTTTTTTCAGTCAACAACATTTTTTGGTTCAGGAGAGGGGGTCGTGGAGGTGGGGGTGCCTGGTGGAACCCCTTGCTCATGTAATTTAGGGCGACCTCGGCGAAGGCGGGGCTTGCCGAGTTGGCGCGTGGCATCCTTTACGGAGATGCCCTCATCAATCGTGTAAAGATCGTCAAGGCTCAAACCGAGAAGGTGAGCAATGAGAGCCGATGTGGGACCACTAGGGGCACGGTGCCCATTCAGGATTTGGTCCACCTTCGGGTTTACATTCCAAAGCTGGAGCATCCTTCGCAGATAAGCGGCGTTCCAGCCCTTCTCTTCTAGGGATTCACGCATCTTATGGGGATTAAAGGTTGCGGGGTGGTCTTGTTTTGTTCTTCTTCCGGGCATTAGTTGTCTGTTTCTGTAACTCGGAATGACCGAGTTGGTGTTTGTTTAGTGAACTCTGATGCGAGATCGGGATGGGCCTTTTTAAGGGCGCTTGTGTTAAGGGTGTTGCGTACAGAAGGTTTCCACGAAACGCGGATTCCCCCGCCAGCAGCTAAGGTGTATTCACCCATCTTTTCCTCTAAAAGCGTTCTGGCATCACCCAGACGCGACTTGGCAATATCCATGTCGGACTGAGCTTGCAGATATGCTGTGGCGGCGCTGTTCCAGTCGGAATCGCCGCTCATGTCTATGGGTTGGGCACCACTTTCTTCCTCCTCTAAACCCTGGATTTGGCAAAGAGTAGACCAAGGACACCGTTTACAACGACGGTCGTTGCTGGGAAGTCGCCTTAGGCTCTCTGGTGCGTGATCCATAGATTCTGGAGCGTCACCTTGGGCAACCCATGACTGGCGTCCGTCTTGTACGGCGGACCAAAAGTCCAAAGAGGCGTTCTTGAGCCGAGCAAAGTGGCCTTCCGTAAGCACCACCTTGACGCAGAAGGTCTCCCATCCGTCAGGCCAAAGGTAGAAAAGGTGGCCGTCTACGAGGTCAGTAGCCATCAAGTACCACAAAACTTGGTCAATATGCTGAGGATGACCTCCCATCCTTACCGCCTTAGAGAACGACCACTTTCCAGCAGTCTTGATTTCCAAAATTCCCTCAGGCGTCTCGTCCTCCCTACATAGGAGGTAATCGGGAGTTCCTCCCATCCAAGGAAACGGGGCTGTTTC